GTAGGCATTACACGTCTGATCACAGGTAGGATCACACGATTTAGTGTTGCAACGTTACCGGCGGATGTAGCACCAGCGGTGGCACTTTCTGCGAGATACTTGCGGGTATTCTCTAGAGTGGTTGCCATTACTGAACGCTTGTTACCTTGTAGGCCTTCTAATAGTGCCTCTTTGGTTTCCGACCAGCGTGACTCGAGTAATTGTGACATTATAGTTCTCCTTAAACTTTTAGTCCCGCAAGCCTGCGGATGTCAAATATCTCAGCGGTTTTTTCTTCTTTACCGCTGGATTGTGGTGCCTGTTTGTCGCCTGTGATTTCTTTGCCTTCGGATAGTACTTTCTTCGCCGGTGCACCACCATTCATTACTGCTGGTAGATATTTGTCGAAAGCTGTACGTAGCTTTTCTGTTTGTGTTGATTCAAGTAGACTTTTCATGACTTCACGTTTGTCACCAGTTAAAGGATTTAGCAATTCGCTCATAACTTCTTTGCGTTGATTACCTTCTTTGATGACGTGTAGTTCACGTTCTTTCTGTGCTACTTGATCTTGTGCTTCTGCAACCATTTTTGCTGCTTGTTCTAACTCAGATTCACGAGCCAACATAACTTTGAGAAGTTTTGCTGTTTCAGATTTTTCGTTGAGATGGCTTGCAGCATATTCGCTGGCAAATGATTCAAAAATTCTGCGACCAAAGTCGTTTCTGCGAGCTGATTCAATGTCTTCCTTGAGCTGAGTCATTTCAGAACGTAGTCCGTTCTGCACTGTTTCTGCTACTTTTGCGGAAGCTGCTGTGATAAATCCTTTCTTGAGATTGTCAAACTTGGCTCTGCTTTCGCGTACTAATTTTACTTTAGTTTCGGCCAGGTCTTTCTTATCTGTATGGAATTCTGCGATTTCTTTCGCCAGTGCATCCACGATAAAGGATTCTAATTTAGCTACATTGTTTGCAACTGTTTTGCGATCTTCGTGTAGTTCTACCAATTCTTTGTTGAGATTATTAAAGATAAATGATTCCATTGCTTTGGAATCGTCTTTCATTTTCTTAGCATATTTGGCACGGGCTTCGATAAGTCCTTGGCGATCTTCTGCCAATTCACCTAACTCTGCCTGTAAGCGATCTGTTAGCATAGCTTCCACAGCTTCTACCATTGCGCCTTTGTCATGCTCATACTTCTGAGCAAATTCTTCACGTAGTTCAGCAGTTACTTGATCACGGTTTTCTTGAAGTCTGCTTTGCCAAGCAGAGTCAATTTCCGATTTGATTTCTTCGGAAATCACATTGTTTTCAAACAATTGTTTTACGATGTCTAGCATGTGATTCTCCTACTGTTATTTGAGGCCTGAAATGATTTTTTTCAGACTCTCTGCTAAGTACTTCTGTGCCTGTGGATCGCCTTGGACTTCTTTTGCTATTTTAAATGCCTGATAACCGCCTGTGTTATTCATTAAATGTTCGTACACTGGAGTTGGATATGCTCCCGGGGCGCTGGGCTGTGCTACAATATCAACTGTGATAATTTCAAAACCCTTGACATTACCACTGTTGTCAACGTCTCCCGAACCTCTACTCGATACTCCCAACTTCACTCCCGACTGCAACATGGTCTGTACTAATTGCCCCATTGGAGTTGGGATTATTTTAAGTTTTCCGTAGCCGTTAGGACCGTCCATCCACATCTTGGTAATCATATGACTAACACGATCTAGATTGATTTTTAAATCCTGTGGGTGATCTAATTCTCCGCAAACTGAGTATCCACCAGAGATCTGTTCGTTGAGCGTCTTGACAGCCCTGCCAATTTCTTGAGAAGAATAAACACGTTGGTTTGCATTGCGGATATCTCCCTGAATGCAAATACCGTTTAAATGCAGCGACTTTTTGCCGTCGCTGCCTTCTTCGCTCTCCAAGACAATCTTAGCCTGATCATAACTCAATTGTTCACTGAGGTAGTTTTTCACCTTGTTGTCCTATTATCTACGACCACGGAAAAGACCTGCGGCGCTCTTATCAGCTGTTTCTTTAGCACCAGCTTTTTCAGCACCGTGTCCTGGTTCTTTTGTAGAGAACGCATTACCGTTCTTAGCACCAGGGACATTTACGTTACCCATATTATCTACTTTAGGTTTGTTACCTGCTAGGCCACCTGCTGTGCCTTTGTCGCTGGTATCTTCCATACCAAACTTCAAAGATGCTCCGCCCATGTCATTTTTGCTAAATTTCATTCCACCTGCAGAACCGTCAGCCTTTTCGGCTGCACCTTTCTTTTCTGCGCCGTGACCTGCTGGAACTTTCTCAACATATTCGCGAACGGTTTCTAGATCAAAATCATCTTTCATTTCGTCGTCGCCCATGTCGCCCATGTCATCGTCGCCCATGTCATCGCCACCTTTGAGTTCATCAAATTTAGCTTGTAGTTCATCAACGATAGAGTCTAGGTCTTGGAATAGTTCTTCTTCGGACTTGTCGCCCATGTCTTCGTCATCCATGTCTGCATCGATATCTGCTTCTAGGTCATCACCCATATCTGGTGTGCCGCCCATTGGGGACATATCGTCGTCGCCTTCGATGGCAATATCTTCAAATTCTTCGTCTACTTTGTCATCTTCTGCGTCATCATCTTTCGCAGCTTCTTTCATTTTGTCTTCATCCTCGTCTTCTTCTTTTTCTTCTTCTTCAGCAATTTCGCTGTCGATTAAAGATTCGTAGATTTCACGTGATGCTGTAACCACGTACTCGTGGAACAGTTCTTCTGCTTTAGCTTGATCGTCGTTGACCAAATGCTCAAGCATCTGTTGTAATAGTTTATTATTTGCCATGGTATTCTCCTCAAA